AAGGAAATGGGTGGCGGTTCTGGTCTTAAGTATGCTGCTTCCACTATCATCTATCTCTCGAAGTCTAAGGAGAAGGATGGCAAAGAGGTCGTTGGCAATATTATCAAAGCGAAAGCAGCGAAGTCCAGACTTACAAAAGAAAATTCACTAGTGGAGACACGCCTGTTTTATGACGCAAGGGGACTGGACAAGTATTACGGACTACTGGAACTGGGTGAGAAGTATGGAGTCTTCGAGCGGAAGGGAAATAGGGTTGTTGTTGGGGAATCTTCCGTTTATCCTTCTGTTATTCTTGCCTCTCCTGAGAAGTATTTCACAGAAGAAGTGATGGAGAAACTTGACTGGGCAGCAGGTCAAGAGTTCAAATATGGTACAGACAAATGAAGGAATTGAAGATCCCGTTTGCAGTAATATCCTTTCTGCTTGTTCAGTTAGGTGGTGCTGTATGGTTTGCATCTCAACTGGAATCGAGAGTATCTACTCTTGAAACTAAATCATTGAAGATTGCAGAAGAAAATCGTAAGTTTCTAGTCAACGAAGTTATCCCTGCATTCAAAAGGGATAACTGGTTAGGGCAACAGTGGAAGAATACGCACTTTTAGTATGAAGAATGATTTGTTTGCAATCCCAGTAAGAAAGTATCACATCGACGAGACTGAGACTTTTCTTGCCTGGGCAAAAGATGAATATCTATCAGACAGGTTTGAGGATGATGGAGTTTACCAGAAGTGGGTCACTCGGATGCCTTCTGGGTTCATGGATTATTATACTGATGTCATTGAACAATTCCTTAGGGACATCAAAGTGTATGATACTCACTGTGGAGTTATTACAAACATCACTCTAAGAGTTTTAGAATCAGGTGACAGTTTTGATAGGGAGAGCACTCTTCCAAGTCACTACACATTCACCCACTATGTTGACACAGACACTAACAAACCAGATGATATCTATTATCATCCTCTGAACGCTATAGTTAGGGCGTTTGATCCTGGAGTTGACATTCCAGAATGGCAAAATGCTGGTGGTGTATATACTACTGCTGGAGACGTGGTTATCTACCCCTCGTATCTTGAGCAAAGCACCCCGAAAATGACAGGTCCTGGTACTAGGATCACTATTACATGCACATTTAATTTGGAGCCCTATAAGAATGATCAAGGTGGAGGCGCTGGTACTGAAGAATCTACTCCTGGATGAGGAGTATGTTCGTAAAGCTCTTCCATTTCTCAAGAGAGAGTATTTTCAGGACACCGAAAACAAAACGCTCTTCGATGTTGTAGACAAATTCTTCAAAGACTACAACACGATGCCCACAAAAGAGGCATTGGCAATCGAAGTTGGCGAACTTGATAATATCTCTGATGATCAGCACAAGCAACTGCTGAAGGTCATCAGTGAGATTGACGATGAGAAGTCTGATTTTCAGTGGATCATTGATACCACTGAAGAATGGTGCAAGGAACGTGCTATATACCTAGCACTCATGGAGAGTATCAAGATCGCAGATGGTAAGGACAGTGCCCAAGGCACAGGTGCTATCCCTTCGATCCTCTCTGAGGCGTTGTCTGTATCCTTTGACAATCACATTGGACACGATTACATCGAAGACTACGAGGAGCGATACGAATCCTACCACCGAGTGGAGGACAAAATTCCTTTCGACTTGGAACTCCTCAACAAAATTACAAAGGGTGGTCTTTCTAAGAAATCTCTCAACATTGCTCTTGCAGGTACTGGTGTGGGTAAGTCTTTGTTCATGTGTCATGTTGCCGCTGCTTGCTTACTACAAAACAAAAACGTTTTGTACATCACTTTGGAGATGGCAGAGGAAAAGATTGCAGAAAGGATCGACGCGAACCTATTGAATGTTCCCATTCAAGAACTTGTGCAACTTCCTAAGATGATGTTTGAAAACAAAGTTGAGAAGTTGGCTCACAAAACTACAGGAAAGCTTATAATTAAAGAATATCCTACTGCTAGTGCACATAGTGGACACTTCCGTGCTCTCCTCAATGATCTCGCACTTAAGAAGTCTTTCAAACCTGATATTGTATTTGTGGATTATCTTAATATTTGTGCCTCGTCACGTTACAAGGGATCTGCCAATATTAATTCCTATACTCTTGTTAAGTCGATTGCAGAAGAACTTAGAGGATTGGCTTGCGAAGCCGAGGTCCCTATCGTATCTGCCACCCAGACCACTCGTTCTGGTTATGGTAGCTCTGACGTTGACATTACTGATACTTCTGAGTCCTTTGGTCTCCCTGCTACTGCTGATCTTATGCTTGCCCTTATTAGCACGGAAGAGTTGGAACAGATGGGACAGATTATGGTGAAGCAGTTGAAGAACAGGTATGGTGATCCTACTGTCAATAAGCGTTTTGTTGTAGGTATTGATCGTGCTAAAATGAGACTGTATGATGTTGAGCAATCTGCTCAGGAAAACATTGTTGATTCTGGTCAAGATTTTATTCCAGAAAGTCCTAAGGATATGTTTGATAAGTTTGCTGGTTTGAAAGTATGAGGGTTCTTGCAATTCAGTATGGCAATCATGATTGTTCTGCCTGCATCTACGATGGTGAGATCAAAAACTATTTCTTAGAGGAAAGATACAGCGGTAAGAAACACGACCTCCATCACTTTGAGATCTACAAGAACCTTCTTCGCGTGAAGGATCCTGTGGATCTCATTGTTTTGTGCTATTTTGGCGACAGGACATTCATGTATGACGGTGGTCTGAAGTATCTTGATATGTTTCTCAAAGCATATAAGAAAAAGCATGGCAAGATACCTAAGGTAATCAAAGATAAACGTCACCACCTTGCACATGCTGCTGGTGCTTACTACAACAGTGGTTTTGACAAGGCATTGGTCATGGTTGTAGATGGTAGTGGGTCTTTGGACAAACTATCTTTTGAAGCAGAATCTATCTACGTTGCTGAGGGACTGAAGTTCAAAGAAATCTACAAGAACTTCATCAAATTGTTCCCAGAAAACATGGATTTACCTACAGAATTAGACCGTCTGAGGAAACTGCATCCTGATGCTGAGATCCATAGAGAAAGTATGATGGGTCTAGGTTACCTGTACAGTGCTGGTGCCGTCATGATGGGTGAAACTGCCTTGCAGGCAGGCAAAGTTATGGGTATATCGTCTTATGGAAACGATACTAACCAGACACACATTGTCAAAGATTTGTTCGTTGATGACATGATGTTTCACTGTCGTGAAGTCAACCTATTTTTCTATGGATATGGTCCTGATAACTTCAAAGATATCGCTCAGGAGATCTTTGGTAAGAAGGGTGTGAATGTTTGTGATGAGATTACAAAGGAGAATTATCAACCTTACGCTGACTATGCCAAAGCTGTTCAGAAGGATACACAGAATGTAATTTTGCGACTAGTTCGTAAAGTTTTGTCAGAAACTGGCATTAAAAAGCTGTGTTTTACTGGTGGTTATGCTATGAATATTATAACTAATAACCTATTGGTAGAAACTTTTCCAGATGTAGAGTTCTATTTTGAACCCATGGCAACAGATGTTGGCATCTCAGTCGGCACTGCTATGCTACACTGGAGACTAAATACGAAGGATCTCAAACCTAGACCTTTAACCACTACCGCATTTCACGGCTACAAGTATGACTTATCCAAGTTCAGAGGACTCGTCGCAACAAAGGAGGAAGTTGCTAGACTTCTTGCAGAATCAAAAAGCGTCGCAGTATATGATGGATACGCTGAAGCTGGACAGCGAGCATTGGGGAACCGCTCCATCCTCTTCAACCCACTCAATCCGCAAGGGCGGGACATAGTAAATAGAATTAAACGCAGGGAATGGTACAGACCATTTGCTGCATGTGTACTAGAAGAAGATGCACATCTCTACTTTGATATCAAAGTAGCAAGTCGATTCATGACACAGTGCTACAAGGTGACGACAGATCTTATACCTGCTGTCACTCATGTAGACAAAACCTGTAGGGTACAGACTGTTGTAGACGGTCACTTGTATGACATCCTGCAGGAGTTTAAAAAACTGACAGGGCATGGTATACTATTGAATACGAGTTTCAATCTTGCTGGTGACCCACTAGTTGAGACACCACAGCAAGCACTTGACACGCTCGCTAACTCTGAGTTAGACTATCTCTGGTTCCCTGAAACACTACAATTATTTTCTTGATATGGCAATTGAATTTTCTCGTTATGAAGAATTCGTAGACGCAGTTACGTCTGATGCTTCAAAAGATTTTGTTTACCTCGCTGACCGTCTTGTCGATCTTGATCGAAAGGGTGCCAATATTGAGCGTCTTCTTACTGCTGGCGTTGGGATTAATGCTGAAGGTGGTGAGTTCCTTGAGATCATTAAGAAGATGGTCTTCCAAGGCAAACCTTTCAACGACGACAATCGAGAACACCTTATTATTGAGTTGGGTGATCTCATGTGGTACGTAGCACAAGCAACCCAAGCACTTGGTATCAGTATGGATGAGGTTCTTGAAACCAACGTCAACAAACTGAAGAAGCGCTATCCTGGTGGTGAGTTTGACATCTACATGTCTGAGAATCGCGCTGCAGACGATCGATGATATGTCTAATTTCCATCAAGTATTCCCCCTGATCGTCTTCGAGAAGAAGATGACAGGGTTTCTTCCTGACCTGTATAAGTCTTTTGATGATCACAAGTTTGACAACAGCGATGGTAGGGTCACTGGAGAACTGAATGGAAAAGTCCTGGTCCATCAGGACAAAAGACTGCATCCCTTTTTCAAACAACTAAGGAATGCAGTCATTGAGTATCTGGAATACTTCTCTATTGACCCACAGGCATTCAACGTCAACTTTACAAAGACGTGGTTTACTATCTGTGATCCTGGTCAGAGTTTTCCATCTCATTATCACTCATGTGCACACCTGAGTTTTGTCTACTACATACAAACACCAGGTGATCCTCTAGTAATCCAGCATCAGAATCCTAACGAGTGGTTCGGTGCTGCTTTTTCTTTTGTCACTGAAAACAAGTGGAACAATGGTAGTGCATACGCTATCACACCCAAGGCAGAGCATCTAGTTATCTTCCCTGGTAAGACAGAGCACTACACAGAACCAGAAGAAAGAAAGTACCAACGCATCTCTTTAGCAGGTGACATCGTACTGACACTTAAAAGAAACAAGTTCAGCAATGAAGCAGGACTTCTCAACCCTGGGTATTGGAAACGGTTCTAAATACCTAGGGAGGTTTTTTGTATGGCAGCTCTCGATTGGTCGCAGTTCAATAAGAGACTACGACCTAACTTAAAAACCTTTTGGCAGATGGTTGTCAACAACCGTCGTTTTGTGCTGCAAAAACCTACTAAAGATTGGGATGGATCTACTAAGTTGACCGAAGGTATTCAGTTAACTGGTATCGCATACGAATCCAAAAAGATTGAAAGGGGCAAACAAGTAAAGGATGATAGAACTTTCTTTTGTAAGAATTATAGTTCTGCTGATGACTTTGCAGATGCAGTGATGCATCGCTTGCCACTTAAAAACCTTGACGGTAAAAAGTTGAAACTCATCTTATATGATGAGAGAACATATGCTTCTTTTGGTGCGTTGTTTAAGTCTAATGATTTTGGTGGTGGTAGCACCAGTCTGGACCTCGGACAACTGAAGTGGGGACAC